CTCCGCGCCCCCGGATACTCGCCGACCATTGCGAGTGTCGGGCCGCTCACGACAGCGCCAGACGCAAATGCTGGCACCGCAATGCCGACCTTCTTGAGCGCTTCGGCCAGGCTTTTTACAGCTGCTTGCCCGCCTTTCACAACGCCTCCACCGAGCAGCGAAAGCGCCAATTGGCTCTCAAGAGTGGTCGGTATAGTCTGGACATTCTCCACGAATCGCCCCCATGTTTCCTCAACATTCTGCCGGCTGAATGTCCGTGAGAAGTAATCCTGGACTGGTTCAGGTATCGTAACCTCCGGCAGTTTGATTTCCGGAAACTTGATCGGTTGCCCCAGCGCTGACTTGAGATTGTTGAGTGCAGACAGGGCACCGTTGATGGCCGACGCGATATTCGCTGCCGTGGACGCTGCTGCCGACACCATCGCCTGCATTGCCTTCTGCCATGCACTCTGCGTATCCGTGACGGCCGGGATCGTGAGCCGCACCGCCTGACGGATCAACCACCATTCGGACTCCATGACCGGACGGGTTACCTTTAGATTGGAGAGCATTTCGGAGAGTTTCTGGCGCCATGCCGCCGCAACATCGGAGACGGTCTGGACGGTGAGCCGGGCCGCGTACCGGGTGAGATACCAGTCAGACTCAAACTGCGGTCGTGCGGTTTTGAGACTGGACAGCATCTCGTTCAGGCGCTGTTTCCATGCGGCCGCAACATCGGTAACGGTATCTACGGTCAGGCGCGCCGCATACCGGATCTGATACCATTCGGACTGTACAGGCGGACGAGCTGCCGCAACATCCGCCTGCATCCCCGCCAGAGCGTTTTGCCACGCCGCACGCGTGGCCGCAGCGTCCGCCTCATGGGTGGCGCGGATGTCGGCAGACATAACGGCATATGCGCCCTGAATCGCCGGCGCATAGGTGACCACCTGGGATTGCATGTCGGCGAGCTGTTGTTGCCACTTTTCGCGCACCTCAGCCGTCAGCGATTCAACCGTCGCCGTGACCGCCGTGGCTACCGCGCCTATGCCGGCGTCCGGAGGTGTCGGCAGATCAAACTGCAACTGCAGTCTCGGCAGAGTCGGGAGCGGCGGTAGCTCCCATCCTTCCCCCGGACCGCCGCCCGGTGGCGTTGGCGTTCCACCCGTGCCGCCGCCGGTTCCACCTGTGCCGCCGCCGGTTCCGTCTCCGCCGATCAGGTTGAGACGATCAAAGGCGGCGAGCTCTTTCCGCGCAGCTCTCGCGCTGTCAGCCACATCGTCGTAAGAGTCGCCAACGCGATCCAGACCTTTCGAATAGTCGATGGCTCCACGCGTACGCTCGTCGTAGTCCCACCCGCGCAGCCAGTACACAAACCGGGCGAGCTCTTCGGTCACATAAGCGATTGACTCGGCAAGCCTCGTGAGCGCCGGAAGAACGGCGTCCCAAATCGGAAGAAAGGCCTGGGACAAGTTCAGCTTGATATCCTTGAGCTGCTCCATGAGCCGCTCTTGCTTGGTCATGACGTTGTTCTGCAGCTTGTCGCCGTATCGTGCGTACGCCTGCTCAAGGATTGCCGCCAGCCGGATCTGTTGCTGCTGTTGAAACGTCAGCTGGTCCCAGCTCTTGTCACCTGCGAATCGGCGGAAGGCGTTCGTGGATTCGATCATGGAGACATTGACAAAAATTCCCAGGTCTTCAATAGCCTCGGTATTACCCAAGAGACCAGACCGCATACGCTCCATGACGTCTTCGATGCTCCGCCCAGTCGCCGACGCAACGACACGAGTCGTCTGCAGGAGCTGCCGCGTCGATGCATCCAGCTCGTCGTTGTCCCGGATAAACGACGAGAGCAACGTACTGTACGTTGCCCCCATCTGCACGGCTGATTGCCGGGCCAGTCCCAGCGACCGTGCCCAGTCGACAAATCCGCGCGTATTCGCACCGAGTTGCATCTGCAACCGACCGAGATCGGCTTCATACTGGACGGCCGCCTGGGACGCCCGGTAGATCCCCACCGTGGCGGCCGCAAGCGCCGCAGTCAGCACGCCGGCCGCAAGGCCTGCCGGGCCCAGCGCGGCAGACGCTCCACCAGCCGCAGCGCCCAGTCCCCTGAGACTTGCGGCCGCGCCAGACGCCGCCGGCCGGAGCGATCCGAGTGCTGCGACAACACCACCAATTCCGCGGGCGCCGCGAAGCTGCGAAAGTGAGGCGGAGATCGATCGGCGGACATCGGTAAATTCCGCGCTGATGCGTCCGAGTCCGGATCTGCCCGTAACAGACCGAACGGTGCGATCTGTGTCACGGCCGAACTTGGTCAGCTCGCGGGTCGCACCTTGCAGCCCCTTGCGGGCAGCGCTGAAATCCGCACCGACCCGGATCATCAGATTGCGAACGACGGCCATCTACCGTTCTCCTCCCTTCCGCGCTCTGTGGAATTGCATCATCACGGCCAGCATTTCCTCTGGCGTCTGCTGGTGCTGCGGTCCCTTCGGCTGCGTTTTACGTAGCACGTCGGCCAACTTCGGCATCCGTTTCGACCGTTGCCACGCGGCCGTCAAATAGGCTTGCATGACCATCAACTCGTGCTCGATCCGCATGCGGTCCTGGTATTCTTCGACGGCGAGCATGAGCTCATATGGCGTCATGTACTCGTAGTCGCGGATGCTCAGACCGCAGCGCAAGGCGACTTTCAGCGCTTCGTCGAAGTCGTATTCTCGGCGGTCTCTTGCGCCGGTTGCTCCGGCTCCCCCGCGTTTCCCGCGTCTTTGCCAGCAAAACCAATCACAAACGCTTTTGCAACAGCCGCTACGATGTCGATATAGGCCGGTACCCGATCAAGTAGGTCTTCCACCTTCTCGGGTGTGAGCGTCTCGTCTTCATGGCGCAATCCGACATACACCATCTTCTCAATGAGCTCGGGGTCAAGATCCCCATCATTCAACTTTCGCTCAATGTCCAGCAGCGTCATGCCGGTTAGCGATTTGATCATTTTGAACGCCTTATGCCCGAACCGCAGTTCCCGCGGCCGGTCGAGATTCATGGTCACGGTCTCGCTCATGATTGACTCTCCTTTCGATATGTAGATTCAGCCCGGAGCCATCTAGCTCCGGGCTGGCTAATCACGCCGTTTTGACCGCGACGATCTCATACATGACCGTCGCCTTTCCGGCCTCACGCGCGAGGATCGTGAGCTTTTTGCCCACGTCCTTTGTGAGCGTGATCGCACTCGATGCAACACCGCTCTCAAGCTCCTCATGTTTCGCGCCGTCGACATATAGCGACAGATGATGGTTTGCGGCCGTCGCCGTGACCGTGATGCTGGTCGCGGTCACGCCGTCAAACGTGTAGTAGTAAACGCCGTTCGAAAAACTCGGCGACAGCGAGCCGCCCGTACCGGTGACAACGAGCGCCGACAAACCAGCGCTGGGCGACATGGCCGGCGCGGAGTAGCCGGTTACGCGCAGGGTCGCCTCGAAGCCGATCGCCGACTCCGTCTCGGATGTGACCTGGAACGCGGAGACGTAGGCGTCAAACGCCCACGACACGCCGAGCTCAGGCGGATAGAGGATCTCGAATTCTTCGATCGTTTTGTTCATAAACGCGGTCATCAAGGCGGCTTGCCCTGGATTGCCAGGCACGAAAAACCCGGAGATGCTCACCTCTCCGGGGTCCGAGAATCCGGCAATAAATTCGCGGAATCCGCCTTGACTGTCCAGCGTCGTGACGTCGATCTCCTCAGTCGTCATGGACGGCGACGAGATCGACGACAGATCGCTGATGCCATTCAGCCCGATTCGGAGCTGCGTCCCGATCGACCGCGTGGCTGCTTTCGTCACTTCTCCATCACTCCTCTACAAAATAGACTGTAAATTCGATGAGGCTTCGGTATAAGTCCGGTTGCGGCTCGTACGTCTCGAACGGCATTCGGTATGTGAGTTCCCCGATGCGCGGGCCGTCCGAACCGATCCGCCGGCCTTCCATACCAATAAGCAAGGCAATCACCTGCTTGGCGATCGCCTTGAGATCGCTGTAACGCTCGGTAATGATATTCAGTTCGCCGCGGACTTCCTTTGATTTGAGGTAGCCGCCGAGTGTCTTGTCCCGCAAACCCTCGCTGGACGCGTAGATCAGGTACGGCACACCGTTGTGCTTTTTCGCTTCCTGCGCGAAGAGCGGGTAGACGCGGCCGCCCAACGCCGGGATTGCATTCGTGAGTTCCTCCTGTAGTGCCTGTTCAAAATCCATCATGTGGCGCTCGCCTCGACAATGGCGTTCAACCGGTCAGAGATGCGGCCGCGCACCTCGACCGGAATATCCTCGCATTCGACCGTGTCACGGAGCAGATCGATGAGGCTTTGAAACAAATCCAAATCGACCAATCGGACCGTGACCGTCAGCCCATCCGGCTTGTATTCCGCCATTCTCACCGCCTCCTCGTCTGGGATTTCCGGAGCGCTTTATCTACTTCGCGACCGGCGACCTCGAGGATTTTTTTCTCGATCTGCTCGGCGTTGTCATCAACAGCCCGGCGCAAGAATCCATAACCGGGGATGTACTGGCCATCGACTGTGAGATACCCATATTCCTGGGACGCCGGGTAATAGTAGCGCTTGCCGTCTTTCGTTGTCTTTACAAAGATGTCGTTCTTGGCTGGGTCCATCATCACGTCGTAGACCTTTTTCCCGCGTACCCGGTTCTTTTCGCCTTTAAGGATGATACCATCTCGCAGTTCGCCGGTGTCGACTGGCGCCAGCGCCTTCGCCGCCTTTAAAGCGATTCGACCGCCGGCCTGCGCTGCTCTGGTGGCTGCCGATTGTGGGACTTTGCCGAGACGCTCGAAATCACGCATCAGGTCGTCGAAACCGATGAGTGTGTCTTTGCGGGCCATTATTGGCGCTCCTTACACATGAGCTGGAGCTCCTGCCGCGCGAAATCCGGATGGATGATGTGCAGGATCTCGAACTCCGTTGACCCATGCACCACCCGCATCGTGCGATCCACGTCGTCGCGGTAGCGGATCCGGATGCGCGTTGTCACCTCGGCGTGCTCGCTCATGGCCGCGAAATACTCCCGCCCCCGCAACGGCTCGATGGCGGCCCAAACCGTGGCAACATCAACCCATATATCAATGGGCTGGCCGTATTCATCCGGCGCCTTTTCCAAACGCTGAATCGTCACGCGTTTGTTCAGGCGCGCCAGCAGATCATTCTTCGGGTCACAGTCGACGCAGTTCCCCCGCCTCGGGCTCATACCGGCACCACCCTGTCCAGGTCGAGCAGCGCGTACACGGCGGGCGGCGGGTCGCAGCGGCCGTGGTCAAACCAGTGCGCGACCAGCGCAATGATGGCCTGCCGAATCCGCTGCGGCACGTCCTTCGCGGCGTCGCCGTACCCGGCGACGTACAGCACCTTGACGCCGTTGACCTCGGCCAGCCGCACGCTCGGCCATGACGCCGTGCGTTTTCGCACGACGCGGCCCACGAAGTCGTAGTCATCCACGATATAATTCGCCGAATCCCACGTCTCCGCGTTCCCGTCGGCGTCCGTGTAGGATACGCTGGTGACGGACTGGAGAGGAGGCCGTGGCAACTCAATCATATCTCCGCACGGCCATCGGTCCAGCGCCAGCTCGAGCGTCTGTGTGATATAGGCGCGGTTTTGGTACGACTCGCACCATTCCCGAGCCGCCGTGATCAGCGCCTCGATCTGGCTGACGATCTCCGGGTCAGGATCGTCATACCGGAGCTGCAACGCGACTTCCTGCCACGTGACCGGCTCGATGGCCGGCGGCGTGATCACCTTGATACCGGCCATGCCGGATCACCTCCTCCTATCAGCTGTCCGATTCCATCAGACCGGCCGCCTTGAGCTTCGTAAGCAGCACATTGAAATCGTTGACGAGGTCGGCGACGTTGTCCGCCGTGCTGTCAGCTTGATTCTCCGCGGGACCAAAGCCTGCGATAATAAACCGATCATTGTCCGGGTCGAACGTGGCGATTGTATTGCCGGTTTTCTTGCTGAAAAAGACGAGTTTACCGCCTTCCCAGCGAGAGCCCACATTTGCGATCACAGGGCATTCTCCTTTCCAAAGGATCAGGCCGTCAGCTGCGGCGGCCCATCATCAGTACGGTCGATAACTCACTTCTTCGATGAGCTCGACCGCGAGCAGGTTGCTCGCATTGCTGTTGTCGAAGGACAGTCCGATTGTCTTACCTTCCGGGATCCACCCCGGGTCGACCGCAAAATCGACGATGAAGTTGCCCGACGAGTCCTCGACCGTGTAACTCTTGCCGTCGGACTTCCGGTCGCCGTTGACGTAAATCGGCACGTTTACCGGAAATGCGGTCGCGTTAGTGCCGCTCGTGTCATCGGCGTACTTGAGCGACAGCGCCAGATCCGCGGCATTCCCCATCTTGACAATCGCGCGGACGACGATCCCGATGACGCCTGACGTCGGCGCCAGATATGCGCCAGTGCCGGTGCCGGTCCCTTGCGGGCCGATCAGCACGCGCGAGCGAAAACGTTCAACGAGATTCGTGAACACTGGTTATCAGTCCTCCTGGAAATGGATTAGCCGCCCATACCGGGCGGCCGGAATCAGGTGCGAGCCGCCAGCGTGATGAAGGGGCTGCGCTTGTTGTTGCTGTTCTTGATCTTGAGATCCTTGTTCCGCTTCGGCATGCCATTCGCGCGGAAAATGAACCGGAAGCAGTTCTCTGCCGTCAGGAACTGCACGTGGATCGACGTTGCCGCGTCGACGCCGCCCTTGTAAGCGAGCATATATTGCGACAGATCCGCGAAGATGATGTCGCCCACGCTGCCCAGTTCGGAGCAGTGGTCCGTATCGACGATCTGGCGACCGCGCAGCCGATCCAGCGTACCTTCCTGCGTCGCCGGCAGGTATACGGGCACGCCACCCGTGCCGACCGGGAAAGACAGGAAATCGAACTGCTCGTGTGCGTCCGGATGAACCAGCCATACCGCTCCGGACTTGTTGAGCTGGCGATGGTACATCTTCGACAGGTTTGCCCACTCGATGGTTCCGGCCCCCTGGCTGGTTTCTTTCGGCACCGTCACCAGCGAGCCGCTTTTCAGAATGCCGAGCGGCTTGCCGACCCCGTCACCGGCAATGATCGCAGCCTCGAGCTCACGCTGAATGGCCGTTTGGAATGCCCGGGTGTACAGATCGTTGATGAAGCTGGAATCGGAATCAAGCTCGTAGGTCGCATATGCGAAGCCCATGAGCTTCTCGAGTTCGAGCTTCTTCTCTTGCAGCTTCGGATGCGATGCTGCAACGGTTGCCGCTTCAGCTGCCCAGTAGACGCGGACTCCGCCGAACACCGTGGTGCTGACATCGTCCTCATCGACGTCGACCCACTTGACCGCGTTCGAGCCGTCGGTGACTTCGTAGCTGTCCACCAGCGGCAGGATATTTCCTGCCTTTGCTGCGGATTCCATCATCAGGCCGGCGAAATCGGTCTGCACGGCAAATCCACCTTCTGCGCCGACGCCTTCATTGCCGCCCATAGCGTTCTGGACCGTGCGCAGCCGGTCGGTCACGACGCCTTGCGCCGCCAGCTTCACGTCGCGCAGCTGTTCGACCAGGTTCTTGTACGGCCGCGGAATCGGCTCGTTGACCGATTGCAGCACCGGCCGGTTTACCGGCTTCTGGTCGTCCGCTTCACGCTGCGCCTGCTTCTGCAGGATCGCGATCTGCTTCTCGTTGTTGTCGTACTCCTTCTCCATCGCCTCATAGTTGGCGATGTCCTCGTCGGACATGGTGTCCTTGTCGGCCAGGGCGCGCATGTCTTTCAGCAGCGCTTCCTGCCTGGCCAAGAGCTTTTGCAGTTTTTCGTTCATCTTGCCCCATACCTCCTGAAAGATTTTTCGCGCACGCTCACGCGCCGCTGTATATCGAAAATCCGGCTAATAGCCGGGTTTTCTTCGGGTTGATTATGCGCCGGATTCCCCGGCTCTTTGGATTGCTGCATCTGCTGCCATTGTTCGAAAAACCGCTGCATGGCGGCAGATGCGCTGTTCTGGATCGCCAGGCGGCTAATTGAGTATGCCGCACTGATGCCTTCCCGCTCCTCGGAGTGGAGGATGCCGTCGGCGAAGCCTTCGGCCACTGCCTTCCGGGCGGACATCCATTCCTCGTTGTCCATCATCCGCGAGATCTCGTCGCGCGTCTTCGACTTCACGCGGGTCTGGTAGATGTTGAGGATGGCCTCCTTGACCTGGTCGAGGACATCCGCAGCGTGCCGCATGTCTTTGGCCTCGCCTTGCGTCCAGGTCCAGGGATTGTGGATCATCATGATGCTACCGGGCGACATCAGAATCTCGTCACCGGCCATGGCGATCAGCGACGCCGCGGAGACGGCCTTTCCGTCGATCTTGACGGTCACCCGGCCTTTGTGCTCTTTCAGCGCGTTGTATATCCCCACGCCGGCAAACACATCGCCGCCCCAGCTGTCGATCCAAACCGTGACGTTCTTGTCTTTGTGCTCGGCGAGCGCCTTGCGAAACCTGTTCGGCGCCGTGTACAAATCGCCGAACCATTCGTAAATCCACGCCCAGCTGTCCTCGACGATCTCTCCGTCGATGCGCAGCTCCACTTCCGCGTCAGAGAGATTTTTGAAACTCCAGAACGACACCTTACGCCACCCCCTTGTCCTTGATCATCTTGAAGATCTTCTCGACCATCGCTTCGTACTGGCGCTCCATCTCCCCAGCCTCGCGCATGTTGGTCGGCTCGAGGTAGATGTCGCCGTTCGGAATCGGGCTCATGTTCTCGAGCCGGCGAATGTCGTTGACGCTGAGCCAGCCCCACTGCCGACCATACGCATAAGCCCGGGCGCGACTCATAGCGTCGCCGCGAAGCAGCCCATCGATCTTGAACTCGACATAATAGCCGGCCCTGCGTTCGGCCGGCGTGAGCAGTTGCATGTTTAGATTCTCTTCCCAGCGCTTGAACCACGGCAGCATCGTATACATGACAAATTCGAGCGATTGATGCTCGATGTTGTTATTCGTCGCCCGGTCAAGGTTCTGCACCAGATGGAGCGGCACACGGAATATGCGGCAGATGTCTTCGACTTGAAACTTCTTGTTCTCGATGAGCTGCGCGTCGGCAGGGTTGATGACGAACGGAACAAACTTCCCACCGTTCTCGAGTATGATCGGCTTTCCGGTGTTCCGCATGCCGCGATAATTCTCGTCGAACTCCTTCTTGAATCGCTTGAAGGCGTCATCCCTGAACACGCCCTCAAAGGAGATCGCGCCAGACGGAAACGCCCCGTTCTTGTACAGATTGACCCCGAATTCCTCGTAAGACCTGCCGAGCCGGATGGCGTCGGCCGCGTATTGGATCGGAGAAACGCCGACGACGCCGTCAAAACTCAGTCCAGGGATATGCAGCACCTGGTCGCGATCCAGCGTCTTTGCATCCGACCGGTCGGTCGAGCTGATTTTATACTGCAATCGCTTCGTCTCCGGGTCCCGGGTGATCGTCACCTGCTGCCACTGGTACGGGTACAGACCAACCAGATTGCCGCGGCGATCGACAAGTCGCTCGGCGACGGCATTACCCCCGGTGTTGAGCGCGACCATGCAGGTCTCCTTGAAGTTGAACGGGCTCATTTCCTCGTTCGGCCTGTTGTGCAAGATGTCATACAGCGCAAGGTCATTCCGCGGCTCCCGATCGCCGTCGTCCTTTTTTCGGTACAGCAACACCGGCACGCTGGCGGCCGTTTCGCTGAGCACCCGAATGCAAGCAAAAACCGCCGTGTATTTCATGGCGGCAGCCGCGGTCATCGGACCGGCGGGGACGGTGACGACATCTTCGCCAATCAGGAATTTCCGAACCATCTCATCGAACGAGTTTGAAAATGCGAACCGCATTCGTTGCCACAAATTCACCCAATCACCACCCTTCAAAGCAGGCTGCGCATGCCGCGAGAGTTGTACACAAATTCTTCGTCCTGATTGAGCAACGCCACAACCATCGCGTTCACCATGGCGACCAGTCCGTCAATCCGCTCGATGCCTTTACCCTTCACCGGGCGGATGTTCTCGTTCTCGTCCATCTTGATCTGGGTGTTATCCACGTTCCAGCGTAGCACAGGATGGCCGGAGTGCTGGATTTCCTTGCCCATGACAAGCTTCTGGATCTCCTTCATGGCCGGCGACATGGTTTTGTACCCCTGCCGAACCTCGACCATCTCGAGTCCTTCGTCCTGCAGCTCAGTCGCGGTCTGCATCGCGTTCCACGGGTCGAAGCCGATCTGACGGATGTCGAACCGATCTCGGAGACGTAGGATCTCCTCCCGGATGAACCGGTAATCAATGACGTTTCCGGGCGTTGTCTGCAGAAAACCTTGCTCCGCCCAGATGTCGTATTTGACCTTGTCCTTCTCCACCCGACCCGGGATCGCATCTTCCGGCAGCCAGAACCGAGGGATCACGGTCCATTTCGGGTTGATGTCGTCCGGCGGGAAGAGGAGCACAAAGGCGGTCAGGTCAATCTTAGATGACAAATCAAGGCCGCCGTAACACGGCCGCCCCTCGAATCGCTTCTCGTCGATTTTCGCTTTGCACAGATCCCAGAAATCAACCGACAACCATTTCCCGGTTTTGATCCTCTCCCAGGAGTTGAGCCTGAGCCACCGGAAGTTCTTCTCCTTCGACGGATTGCCGAGTGCGCGGTTATATTGGTCGACCACCTTATCCTCCGAGATGGTGTGACCGATCGACGGATTCACGGCCTGCCAGATCTTCGGATCCGACCAAATCTTTCTCCATACCGCGTCATCCTCGACATCCTCTTCGATCGTCTCCCACTCGCGGCCCTTCCAGATCCGCCGGTTCTCGCGGTCGAGTCCATAGACCATGGAGTAAAACGTCGGATCGTGTTTCTTCCCGGTCAGCACCTCGATAGCCATCTGGTGGACTTCCCAGCCGATACTGCCGCGGTCCGGATCGTCGCCGGCCGTCGTGAGCGCGATCACCAGCGGCTGCTCGCGTGCGTCCCCGGAGCCTTCCGTCATGACGTCCCACAGATCGCGTTTCGGTTGCGAGTGCACTTCGTCGAAAATAACCCGCGACGCATTCAGGCCGTGCTTGCTGTACGCCTCCGCCGACAGCACCTGATAAAACGAGTTGGTCGGCGTGTAGACAAGGCGCTTCTGCGAGAGGATCGGCGTGATGTGCTTTTTTAGCACCGGGTTTTGCTCGACCATCGCCACAGCCACGTCAAAAATGATGCTGGCCTGTTGGCGGTCTCCGGCGCAACCGTATACTTCGGCCGCCCACTCATCGTCCGCGCAAAGCCCCTGCAGCGCGAGCGCGGCGCCTAGCTCGGATTTCCCTTGCTTCTTGGCAATCTCGATATAGGCCATCGTGTACTGGCGCAGTCCGTTCTCCCGAACGGTCCCGAAGATGTCACGCAGCGCCTGCTCCTGCCACGGCAAAAGCGTAAACGGAACACCGGCCCATTTCCCTTTGGTGTGCTTGAGGCTTCGGACGAACTGGATCACCCGATCCGCCTTCGCCTGATCGAAGTGCATCTCAGTTCACCCCCGACAGGAGGCCCTCCATCGGATCGCGCTCTTCGACCGTTTTGATTTGCATCCGCGTCCGAGACGCAGGCGAAAGACCGAATTCGGAGCAAAACGCCTTGATGTTCTTCGACGCCTTTTCCGCGATCGCGATCGCCGGATGCGGCACCTCATTCTCGGCACCCTGCGTGTTGACGTAAGTCATGGTGAGCTTCTTGTGCTTCGCCAGGTGAACCTTGAGCTCTTTGGCCGCTTGCACATAGATCGCCCACCATTGGCAATAGTTTGCCAGCGCGCTACCGTCCACCACGGTGAGCAGACCGATCCGCTCCAACTCCGGGACCAGGCGCTCCCACTCTTTCTTGGCCTCTCCCGTCAGCCATGCCGGACGCTTCGGAGCGACCGGTCTCGGCTTCGGCTCGTTCTGATTGAGTGGCCGTTTTCCCGGGTTGCCTTGCAGCACTTTCAGATTCGTCGGCTTCGGCGGCCGTCCGCGGATACTCATCGTCAATCAACTCCTTTCCAAACAGCCCAAAGGGCCTTACGATTTTCGCGAAATTTTGCGTGTGATTGGGGGCGCGGTCCCTCGGAAGGCCTTTGGAAGGATTTGGATGCCCCCTCCCAGTAATTGGTAATTTTTCGACCCGGGGCGAGGTCGCCCCTTCAACGGCTCGCGCGCCTGGCAAAGCTGCTGTCCTCTCTCGCCGTCTTGATGTTGTGATGCCGTGCACATAACGGCTGCCAGTTCTCCCGATCCCAGAACAATTCCATGTCTCCCTTGTGCGGCACGATGTGGTCAACGACAGTCGCCGGCGTGATCCGTCCCTCGCGCTCGCACTCCCGGCAAAGCGGATGCTCCCGCAGGTACACCGCCCGGGCTCGCCGCCACCGCGCATCATACCCGCGCTCGTGCGCCGTCCCGCGCTCGCGGTCCTGCCGTTGCCGGTACTCGCGCATGTGCTCCTCACAGTACCGCTCCGTGGTCAGGCGTCGGCAGCCGGGCCGGTTGCACGGGCGCTTAGGTCTGGCTGGCATGGCGTCTCCGCTCCTCGATCAGATCGTGCCGATAACGGCCGTAGCAGGTGATCAGCACGACAGCGTCATCACGCACAGCGCATCCCCACCAGATCCCGCACAGCCGGATCAGGCCTTCGCCGTGTCGGTAATGGCCGAGGGAGAGCGCCGTCTGGCAGCGTGCCTGCACCGTGCGGGGAGGCATCCGGCCTACCCGCTGCCGATGTCTCTTGTGGGCGTGCTTTGTAATGCGCAAATGCTTGTATCGCAGATCAATGGGGATCAGCTCCTTTCAAGGTAACATAAAAAGCGCCCGAAGACGCTGAAGAGCATATGCTCCAATATGCCCCGGACGCTGCCCCGCACCTATCCGGACTCGACGGAGGAGGTGAGGGCCGCTACTCACCCGCGAGGCGGCGGACGAAAAAGAGCCCGGCCAATTAGCCAAGGCTCTTACATTGCGTATTCGGGATGCGGGCAGGGATTCGCACCCTGCATGATTTCGCTTATCTTTT